GGCATCGTCGGACTTTCCCCTGAAAACCCCGGGTTTGTCCGGGTACGACGGTGACGGCGTGCGGCTCCCCCGGATGTTTACGGAACGACCCGGAGACGTCGCCGGCAGCTACGGGAGCCGCGCGTGTGAGTGGTCGCGCGACGTGCTCGGCGTCGACCCGCGGCCGTGGCAAGCGTGGGCGCTCGAGCGCGCGCTCGAGCATCGCGCGGACGGGTCGCTACGCTGGCAAACCGTTGTCCTTAGCGTTAGCCGGCAGAGTGGCAAGAGCGTGATCGGGCGGATTGTGTGTGGTTGGCGGCGCGACCGCGGCGCGGAGCTGTTCGGCGAGCCGCAAACCGTGGTGTCGACCGCGAATAAGTTTCAGACGGCGCTCGAGCTCTGGCAAGGGGTCGCGTATGCGGCGCAGGGTCAGCGCGGCGCGCGCGTGCGGTGGGCTCGAGGCGCGGAGGAAATCGGCGACGCGCGCGGGTCGCGGTGGCTGGTGCAAGCGGCGACCCCGAACCTAGGCGTTGGCCTATCGGTGTCGCTCGCGTGGGTGGATGAGGCGTGGAACGTGGAGCGCGACCACGTCGAAGCGTCGCTGGTCCCGACCATGCTCGAGCGCGAATCACCACAGCTCTACATAGTGTCGACGCAGGGGGATAGCGGCTCCGATTTGCTCGAGGCGTACCGGCGTCAAGGCGTCAAGGGTACGGCCGACCCGGACGCGGCGGACGTGCTCTTGCTCGAGTGGAGCGCGGACCCGGCCGCTGACGTGGTCGACCGGGAGGCGTGGCGGCAAGCGTCGCCACACTGGTCAGCTCGCCGCGAAGCTTTCATAGCGGCACAGCTGGACATATTGCCGGATGCCGTCTTTAGGACACAAATCCTCAATCAGCGGGTCGACGCGCTCGGTGGGTGGGTGACGCGCGGCCAGTGGGCGCTATGCGAGGCGCCCGAGCTCGAGCTGGTCGCCGGCCGCGACGCGCCGCGGCTGGTCGCGGCCGTGGAGTATTCGGAGGACGGGAGCCTATACGCGCTGGTGGTCACACAGAAGATCGGCGCGCGCATTGTCGTTCGGACCTACGGCGAGCGGACCATAGACGGGCTCTGGTCGCGCGTGTGCCGGCTCCCGGCGGACGCGCTGCTACTGGTCAGCGTGGGTTTCAAGGGTCGGCTACCCCTAGTGCCGTGCGAAAGCCGGCCGGTCGGTATGAACGAGCTCCGACTCGCGACCCGCTCAGCGCTCCGCGCGATAACCGACCGCGTGATTGCACACGACGGGAACCCGGAACTGTCCCGGCACGTGATGACGGCCGTGGTCGCATATACCGGCGAAACCGGGCCGGTCCTGTCACAGCGGCGGAGCCCGGGACCGATAACCTACGCGCGCGCGCTCTGCTGGTGCGTGGGGGCTACGCTCGAGGTCGCGCCGGTCAAGCCGCGGCCTAGGGTATTCTCCGGCACGTGACAGCTCCACGCCGACACTACGCGCTCCCCCCGGAGACGGGACCGGAGCCCGAGCCGCAACAGTCGCTATGGATACCGAACTGTGCGAAGTGCGGCGGAGCCGGCGTGGTTCAGCTGTGGGTGACGGGAGCCGACCCGGACGACTGGTATACGTGCCGCGCGTGCGGCGGCTCCGGCGTGGAGGGCGGCGAGCTCGCCGCGCGCCGGCTCCGCGACGGGTCATAGCCGGCGACGTCGACCAGCTCGAGCTCGAGCTCGAGCTCGAGCCGGAGCTGGTGGAGCCGGCTCCGTCCGGCCGCGTGTGGTAGGGTCGCTGGTGCGCGGGCCGAGGGCCGGTCCGTCCGGGAGCTGTGACCGGGAGCCGTGGGCGGTGTTCCGGGGGAAACCCTCTAGGACGAAGATCGGAGCCCCCTGCTATGCGGCTACTCGGCCGGCGAACCAGTGAACCAGGTCCGCGCGTACCATCGGCGCGCGGCGGTCTAGGTGAAATCAGCTTTCCGACCGACCCGCTGCTACGGGTCAGCCGTGAATCGGCTATGAGTCTTTCGGTTGTGGCGAACGCGCGGCACGTTATCGTCGGGATCGCGTCTCAGCTCAGCGTCGACCGGCTCCGCGGCGACGAAGAACCCCTAGACCCGGGGACGATTCTCACACAGCCGGACCCGGACCAGACTTGGCCGGAAACCCTAGGCTTGACGGTCGACCAGCTGATTTTCTACGGTGAGGCGTATTGGTTGGTGCTCCGGCGCGACAGTGAGGGTTTCCCGTCGCGGGCTCGAGCGTTACCGTATGGCGCTTGCAATCCGCGGCTAGACCTAGACTGGTCGAAATATTCGCGCGTGCTGGAATATTCGATTTCGGGCGTGCCGATTCCGCCGCGCGACGTTATACATTTCTCGATGCCGGGATGGGGCGTGCTCCGCGACTCCGCCGCGCTGCTAATCGACTCGCTTACGCTCGCCGCGGCGGCGACCCGGCATACCACGGTCGCGCTCCCGGCCGGCGTGCTCTACAACGAGGGTCAAGAGATCGGGCCGAAAGACGCGGCGCAAATCGTGAGCGATTTTGACGCGGCGCGCGAGGGCGGCGCAACCGCTTTCTTACAGTCGATGAAATACGAGCGCACAGCGCTAAACGCGGCCGACCTACAGCTGACGGAGGCGCTCGCGGTTATGGATTCGCGGCTGGCTCGAGCGATGAACGTTCCGGTTAGCATCGTGGGAGCGTCGCCGACCGGCGGCGCACACGCTCAGCTCTACGCGAACGTCCAGGGCGCTATGGCACAGCTGATATTACAGACGGTGGCGCCGTATCTTCGCGTGATAGAGGAAGCGTTTACAGGTCAGAACGTGACTCCGCGCGGTCAGCGTGTGCGATTCGATACGGCCGACTGGTTGCGATTCGCGGCGGCGAGCTCAGCGCCGGCTACGACCCCGGCCGCGACCCCGGCGCCGGACCCCGGCACCGGGCCGACCCCCGGCGCTCCCCCGGACGGAACGGAGGCACCGTGAGACTCACCCTAGACCCGGTCGCGCTCGAGCTGGTCGCGGAATCGGCCGGCGAGCCGGCGCCACGGAGCGTCAGCGGGGTCGCGGTCCCCTACGGCGTGGAGGCGCGCGTAGGTTTCCAGCTGGTCACGTTCGCTCCCGATAGCGTCAAGGTCGACGGCGCGCCGCCGCTACTGCTAGGTCACGACCCTAACCGGCCGGTCGGCGTCTTGAGCTCGAGCTCGAGCACAGCGGACGGGCTCCGCGCGACATACGCGGTCGACGCGACCGCGGACGGCGACGCGGCGCTAACACAAGCGCGGAGCGGGTCGCGGCGCGGCCTATCGGTAGGCGTCGACCTAATAGAGCCGGACGGATATGACCAGGACCCCGAGAACCCGGACCGGATAACCGTCCGCGCGGCGCGGCTAGCCGAAACCAGTCTGGTAGCGATGGCCGCTTTCGGAGCGGCGAGCATCGACACAATCGCGGCACACAAACCAACAGCGGAGGTCAGCGCGATGTCGGAGACAAAGCCCCCTGAAACCCCGGAGCCGACGGAGCCGGAGACGGAGCCGGAGACGGAGCCGGAGACGGAGCCGGAAAGCGTCGCGGCGGAGCGCAAGCCGCGGCTGGTGATCGCGGACCGCGCGGCGCCGGATATGCGATTCGGTGACTACGTGAAAACACTGGTCAAGGCGGAGCGCGGCGACCAGCGCGCGCGCGTAAGGATCGAGGCGGCGCTGACGCGCGGCGACATTACGACCAGCCCCGGCGTGGTGCCGATTGTCTACGTCAACCAGATTATCGACTCGCTTGGTGGTATCCGGCCGCTGTTTGACGCGCTCGACCATGCCGACATGCCGGCGACGGGTATGACCATTCGCCGGCCGGAAATCACTACCCGGCCGGACGGCGGTTTTCTCGCCGATGATACGGCCGGCGCGCCGTCCAGCGCCGTCGCAATCGCAAACCACGACGTCACGGTGAGACAGTGGGCGTGGGGAGGCTCGGCGAGCGTCGCGCTGGTGGAGCGGTCGGCGCCGTCCTACGTGGAGGAAGTATTCGCGCAAGCGCTCAAGGCGTATTACTTGGACGTGGAGGCGGATATTGCGACCGGGTTTACCGGCGCGGTTGGCACGGCGACCAGCCTAGGCGGCGCGGTGGCCGCTTTCATGGCCGCGTATCGGTCCTACCCGGACCTTGTGGTATGCGGCTCCGATGCATACGGAAAGCTGCTGGACGCGACCGGCATTTTGATGCTAACCAGCGGGTCGGCGGACGCGGCCGGCAATGCACAGCTCGCCGGTATGGACGTGGTCGCGTCGCCGGACGTCGCGCCGGCTGATGCATGGGTGACGGCGAAGGACTTTCAGGAAATCCGCGAATCGACTCCGATTAGGCTTTCAGTGTCGAACGTGACCAGTCTTTCGCTCGAAATCGGCGTGACCAGTTTCTACGCGCGCACGCCGACCCGGCAGACGCTAGGCGGCGTGCCGGGAGCTGTCCAGATTCCCGCGTTCACTCCACCACTAGGAACCGCGGCCAGCTCGAGCTCGAGCCGGTCAAAGTAAACCAGCGGGTCGACCCCCTAGACTCCAACCTAGGGGGTCGACCCTAAAGCGGGAGGCAGGATGCCGGCGGACTGGTTGAGAATCGAGGACGTAGAGCCGTGGATAGGCGCGATGGCCGACCCGGCGCGGCTCGCCGACTCCACAGCGGCAAGCCGGCGCTACGTGGAGGACCGGCGGAGCGACCTAGACCTAGTCGCAAGCGTCGACCCGCCGCCGGACGACGTCCACCTAGGCGCCGTACTGTACGCGGCGCTGATCTATCAAGCGAAAGCGTCGCCGACCGGGTACGCGGCTTTCGGTGACGGCGCCGTAGACCTACCCGGCGTGACCGACACACAAACCTATATGCGCGCTATGCGGCTAATCGGTTTGCGCCGGCCGGTGGCATTGTGAGCGACCCGGCCGCGCGCACGACGTCCGACCTAATCATTTTGGCGCTGGACGAGCTGGTTCAGCTGGTAATCGACGCGGGAGTGGTCGCGACGCGCGACCCCGGCGAGTTTCAGCCCCCCGGCGCGATCATCGCGGCGCCCACAATCAGCGGCGCCGCGACCATGCAAAGCATCGCGATAACGGTCCCGGTCTATATCGTGACCGACCAGCCGGGAGGCGCCGCCGGCCTCGAGTGGATGCTCGAGGCGGTCGCGCTCTTGCTCCCGGTGTTCGGTGAAACCAGCGCGACCCCGGCGACGTTCACAAGCCCGATAAACCCGGCCGGACTCCCGGCCTACCTGATAACCGCGACCGTCAACGTATCGACCAGCTAATAGGAATGGAGCTCTAATGGCTTTCACGGACTCACGATTAGGACCCGGTACGCTGGTGATCGGGACGACCCCCGGCACGGAATATGGCTTTCAAGTGTCCGCGCTCGCTCTTACGCCATCGGTGAACGAAACCGCGGGCACGCCGACACTCGCCGAACCAGCTCCGGCGCCGGAACAGAAAACCGATTTTACGCTCGACGGCGACGCTATCAACGACTTCGGCACAATCAGCGGATTGCAACGCTACTGTTACGATAACGACGGGTCGACCGTGGATTTCGTGTGGACTCCGAACACGACCGACGCGACCCCGGCGGTTTTGACGGGACAGGTCCAGGTCCGCGCGTTTCCGATGGGCGGCAAGGTCGGCGAACAGCTGGTAACTAGCTTTAGTTGGCCGACAGTCGGAAAGCCGGCGTGGAGCGGCGGCGCCGCGGCGCTCGAGGCGGAGCCGGCCGCGGCCGGCGGGAAGCGCGCGCGATGATCCGGCTAACCGGCACGGTCACGTATCGCGACGGCCGGACGGAGCTAATCGAGGTCACACAAGCGGAGTACGCTGGTTTCGAACTGTGGGCGCTCCGGCACGGAATACCGGCAAACCCGGAGGGCGCGCCGCCGATGACCATGACCCGGTATCTAGGCTATCAAGCGACACAGCGCGCCGCGCACGATTCCGCGGAGCTGTGGGAGCCGTGGGAGGCGTGGGACGGTGAGGTAATGGACGTCACCCTAGAGCCGGAATCGGCGGACGGGTCGGCGGAAGCAAACCCTACCCGGACGGATCGGTCGGCCGTATGATCGCGGCTCTAGCAATCGCAACCGGGATAGCGCCGGCCGTGCTACTCGAGGAAACCCCGGAGATGGTCGCGACGCTAGCGGAGCTCGCCGGGAGGCGCGGCTAATGGCGGTCAGCTCGAGCGGAATCACGTGCGACAGTCGCGACCTTATCCCCCTGCTACGCGGTTTAGGTAAGGTGGAGAAATCACTCCGCGACCAGTCGAACGTTCGGCTACGAAACGCGGCCGGCCTCGCCGCGACGGCGCTTAGCGCACAGCTCCGACAGTCGGCCGGCTCGAGCGCGACCCCGCAAGCGCGGATAGTCGCGGAGACAATCAAGGTTCGACGCGACCGGCTGGTTTCGGTCGTGATAGGCGGAGCACAGCGGGTCGGCTCGCGACAGACTCCGGCCGGCGCGATACTGTGGGGATCGGAGCACGGCGGCGTACACTTCCAACAGCCACACGGCGGCGCCTACTGGATCGAGCCGGCCGTCAAAGCCTACGCGGCCGGCGGCGCTCAAAGCGTTTACCTCGCCGCTGTAAACGAGATATTGCGCGACGCGGGAGTGCTCTAGGTGTCCGGGGTTAGTAATGTCGTTATCAAGATAGGCGCGGAGACGGCGAGCGCGGTTAGCGCGATAAAGAACGTCGACCGCGCTTTGGGTGATACCGAAACCAGCGGACAGAAGATGCACAGCGCGATAACGAAAGCGGCGCTCCCGGCCGCGGCGGCGCTGACAGCTCTAACCGCGGCCGGCATATCAGCAGCGAAAGCCGCGGCAGAGGACCAACAGAGCCGGCAACAGCTGGACTCACAGCTACAGCGGAGCCTAGGCTCCACGAAAGCGGTTACAGCGGCTAATGAGGAATGGGTTAGTAGCCTATCTAAAACCGTCGCGGTGTCAAACGAAGAACTACGGCCGGCGCTGGCCGGAGCCGTCCGCGCGACCGGCGATCTAGCGTCAGCTCACACTATGCTAAAAACCGCGCTGGACATTAGCGCCGCGACCGGAAAGCCGCTCGCGTCTGTGGTCACAGCGTTAGGTAAAGCATATAACGGCTCGGCCTCGAGCCTAAAGCGACTGGTCCCGAGCCTATCCGACGCGGCGATCAAATCCGGGAACTACGCGAAGATTCAAGCCGAGCTAAATAAGCAGGTCGGCGGCGCCGCGAAGGGTCAAGCCGAAACCGCGGCCGGACAATATAAGAGTATGCAAATCGCGATGCATGAGTTACAAGTAGAAATCGGCACGGCGCTACTCCCGGTGCTAGAAACACTTATCCCGGTGATGACACACGTGGTCGGAATCTTCGCGGGACATACCGACGTGATAGTGGGCGTGGGTGTCGCGGTCGCCGGATTCGCGGCGGCAATCCTCGTAGCGAACGCGGCGCTCAGCGCCTACGCGACCATTCAAAGCGTCGCCGAGGTCGCGCAAACCCTATTCAACAGCTCGCTTGTGCGAACAGCGATCATCCTGGCGCGGAATACGGTGATGACGATTGTATACGGCGCTAAACAGCTGATGGTTGCGGCGGCGACGAAAGCGTGGGCGGTCGCTCAGTGGTTGCTAAACGTAGCGATGAACGCGAACCCTATCGGCCTCGCAATCATCGCGGTCGCCGCGCTAACCGCCGGCATAGTCATAGCCTACAAGCACAGCGCGACGTTCCGCGCAATCGTCCAGTCGGCTTTCCAGGTCGCACGACAAAACGCGGTGCTACTACTGGGACCGATCGGTTTGATTATCCGCGCTTTCCAGCTGCTCTACCAAAACAGCGGGACGGTGCGGCAAGCCGTCGCCGGAGCGATGGACGCTATCCGGAAAGCGATACAGCTGGTGCTCGAGGCGGTAAACCAGCTGGTCGGCGCTATCTCGCATATACACTTCCCGTCGAAACCGTCGTGGGTCCCGTTCAGCGTGCCGGCCGGCTCGAGCACAGCCGGCGGCTATGCGACCAGCTCGAGCGGGCCGGTCGTGAACGTGACCATAAACGGCGCCATCGACCCGGAGGCGTCCGCGCTCGCGATTCGGCGAGTCTTGACCCGGTATGACCGGCGACGCGGCCGGAGCCCGCTAGGCGGCGCGGGAGGCGGTCTAGTTGGCGCCTAGCGTGGTCGTGAGTCTAAACAGCGTCGCGCTTGACCCGGCGCTTGTGGTCGCCGACGTCGCGATACGCTCCGGCCGCTCCCGGTCGGATGACGGCCTATCGGCCTCGAGCGCGACCGTGGAGCTGCTAACCCCGGACCCGGCCGGCGTGGTGGTCAGCATCGCGGACACACTGGCGGTCACGGTCGACGGGTACGCGCGGTTTCAAGGCGCCGTCTCCGAAATCACGCGAGCGTCGCAAGAGGACCCGCTCAGCTCCCGCTATACGCTGGTCGCGGTCGGGCCTATCGCGCGGCTCCCCCGGGTACAAGTGCCGATGCCGTTGCCGGCCGGCACAGCTCGAGCTCGAGCACAAGCCGTATTTGACGCGGCCGGCGTTCCGGTCGTGATCGAGGGCGGCGAGTCATACCAGCTGGCCGCACTAGGCGCGGCCGGCGACCCGCCGACCGGCGCCGACCAGATCATCGGCGCGCTAATCGGCGATACCGGCGCCGTCGTGGTCGACCAGGGCGACGGGTCGGTGCTGGCACAGTTTCTAGACTCGCGATTGTCGGAGGACGTGTGGGCGCCGGACCCGGCGCTAACACACGTGGAGCTCGCGTGGGAGCAATCCGACGATTTGATAAATGACATTACCGTGAGCTGGTCGGCCGACCCCCCGGCGACCAGCTCGAGCCCCGATAGCGTCTCAAAGTACGGCCGGCACGCGACCAGTCTTTCTACCGGCCTCGCACGCGCGGCGGACGCGGCGCACCGGGCGACCAGCATAGTTGCGCGGCTCGCGTATCCGGCGTGGAACGTCGCCGGCGTGGAGACGTGGGACGCGGCGATACTCGCTCACCGGGTCGGCGCCATCGTGACACTCTCGCCGCTTCCCCCGAGCTCGCCGACCGGCGGCACGGCGTGGTCGGGCGTGCTCGAGGGCTGGACGGAGCAATACGGGCCGGACGCGACCGGCGCGCTCGCCGGCACGTGGACACTCGCACTATCGGACCGCGCGCACAGCGCAGAAACGGTAGCATGGGCGAACGTCTCGCCGGCTACCCTGAAGTGGTCGCAGGTGAACCCGCAAACCAGCTGGTCGGAAGCTATCAGTAATGGAGACTTGTACCCTTGAGTGATATTCCTATCATACAGCCGACCGGCACGACCCCCGGCGGATTACCCTACCCGGAAGATACCGACGCGGTCATGCTCGGCGCACAAGCGATCAAGGCATTAGCACAAGCGGTCGACAATCAAGGACTCGCAAACACGCGGTCGATCTATGATGCGTTCCAAGCGCTCGCCGGAAACCCGGTAGGGCCGGCCGCGCCGTCGTGGCCGATCGCGGAGACGATCATTCCTGAAAACGCGCAGGGTGAAATGTCAATGCCGGGCGCGCGCATGGCCGGCGCCGCGTTCATGGTACGAAAGACGAAACAGACGGGCGGAATCGGCTACGGGATCACACAGGCCAGCGGCGGCGTAATCTCGAGCGGGTATATCGGCGCTGCCCTCTACTACTACGACAACGCCGCGACCTGGAAGTTTCTCGCCAACAGCGGCGCCGGCAAACCGAACAACGCCACCAGCACAACCGGCTACAAAAAGATGGCATGGCGAAACGCGGCTGACAACGCCGATACACCCGTAACCCTAAACCCGGGCACCGTGTATATCGCGGCGCTAGTGGTCGCCACAATGGCGACAACTCAACCGAACATACTGGTGCAGGCGGCAAACTCATCGTGGGCGGGCGCGAATAACCTGGACACTCCGGGTGGGTTCCATCGCAGCGCGACCGCGGCCGGCGTGACCGCGAAACCCGTGGCGGATCTCGCGGTGGCGGCGCGTGCGCCATTGAGCGCTATTCCGTGGTTGCCGATCCTGTGATCCGCCGGCTAACATTCTGGCTGGCCGCGCGGCAAGGGTTCGAGCTCCACTATCCGCCGCGCGCCGACCCGCCGATAGAGCCGGCCGGCACACTCGCAAACGACGGGACCCCCTGCGCGCGACCCCCGAGCCGGCCGACCCGCTACGAAACCGGACCAGTGGAGCGCGAGCTCCGCCGCCGCGTGGAGCGCGGACAATGACTACGCGGGTCGCGATTCTGCTGGTAATAGTGATAATGGTTGTGTGGTTATGGCGCTAAAACGCGACTGGATACCCTCGCCGAACTACTCGAGCCGCGGCGGCTCCGGCGTCCGACTGGTGATTATTCACACGGCGGAGGGCGCGACCACGTATAAAGCGTTAGGTAACTACTTCGCTTCGGGGTCGGCCGGCGTCAGCTCACACGTAGGAATCGACGACACACCCGGCAAAATCGGAGAGTATGTAAAACGACCAGACAAGGCTTGGACGTCGGGCGAAACGAATCCGGTAGCTATTCAAGCTGAGTGTTGTGCTTTCGCGTCTTGGTCGCCGGCCGACTGGAAGAAACACCCTAATATGTTAGATAACTGCGCGCGCTGGATCGCGGAGGAATGTAAACACTACGGAATCCCGATAGTCAAACTCGGAGCTAACGAAGCGACACACGGCGGCCGCGGCGTGTGCGGTCACGTCGACGTCAGTGGTCCCGGCGGACATTGGGACCCGGGAAATAACTTTCCGTGGAAAGAGGTAATAGCCGCGGCTAAGAGTGGTGGGCCGGTCTATGGCGCGGCGCCGGCTCCGGCGTCGACTCCGCGCGCGCTACCAGTCGCGGCGCTCGCCGCGGGAACGGAGGAATATACGGTGTTGGAATATTGCATACATGACACGTCGGAAGGGTTTAGCGGGAGCGGTAACATATACGGCGTTTACAGCTCCGGCCTCGTTCGGCGTATGGTCCAGTCGGAGCGTAATGCTATCGGCGTGGGTGGAGCGGACGGCGTGCCGCTCTACAAAATGGATATGTCGAAAGAGTCAAGTAACATATACCACCAGTTTGACCAAGCGCTCCGCGGCTGGATCGCGGAGCGGAAATAGCGGACGCGGCCGGCCTCGCCGCGGTCGCAAGCGTGGTCAGCGGGGTCGCGGCCGTGTGGGCGGCGTATGCGGGGTTGCGGCGAGCTCGCCGCGAGGCGCGCGCACAGTGTGACGGCGAGCTCGATGACACACGCGCGCGGCTAGCCGCTGTGCGCCGCGAATCCGAACAGCTCGCCGACCAGCTCCACGAACTGCGAATGACCGGCCGCGGACCGTGAGGCGGCTACGCGCGGCCGGCTGGTGGATCGCGGCGACGGTGCTAGTGGTCGCCGCGGTCGCGCTCGCCGGCATAGCCGGCCTCGAGGCGGCAAAACGCGGACCAGCCGGACCACCGGGACCAGCCGGCGCGCCGGGGTCGACGGGACCAGCCGGCGCTCGAGGCGCGCACGGTACAAACGGCGCGGACGGTACGGCCGGCGCTGTGGGCGCTCCCGGCCTCGAGGGCGTGACCGGAGCCCCCGGCGCGACCGGAGCCCCCGGCACACGCGGCGAGCCGGGAGCGCGCGGCACACGCGGCCGTCGCGGGCCGGCCGGCCTCGAGTGTCCCCCCGGTTTCCACGCGACCCGGCTAAGCGTCAAGCGCTCGAGCGGCGGGGGCGTGGAGCTGTTCGCGTGCGCGGCCGGCTAAAACGACCGGGAGCCGGCGTGCTGCCGGCTCCCGGTGTTCCGCCCTATGTCGACCAGCTCTAGCGGCTAGGCTCGCCGCGCGTGTGGGAGTTGTGACCCATAACGCGGAGCCCGTGCCGGCGAACCCGGCCGGTTTTCAGCGCCGCGGCCGGCGCGCCGGTCGTACCCCCGGCGAGCGCGCCTAGTGGTGGAGGTGTCCCGCCGATTTTGACGGGAACAGCGCGGGCACCGGAGCCGCGGGTCGGCTCCGTGGTCGCGCGCTTGCGGGACTTGCGCGGCGCGGGCTCGGCCGGCGTCGACTCCACCGGCTCCGCGGGCTCCGTCTTTGGCTTGTGGTGGCCACCCATGGGGACGATTTGCGCGGGGTAGGCTTTGAG